GCGGCAGCAGGGCGCGCAACGCCTCCAGTGTGTCGTGCGTCATCACGAACCGCGTCGGCTTCATCTCCGGCAGGGCGACGTGCATCCGCGCCACCCACTTGCCGGGATACTCGCGGGTCACCGGCCGGTAGATCGTCCAGACCGGCAGGCGGGCACGCAGCCGGCCGTGCAACCGGGCGAAGTACCCGGGGCCGCTGACACGGATCAGCGGATGACCGTCAGCGCGGAACCCGGCGCGGGTCACGAGAGACGTTCCAGCCTGTCCAACGCTTGCACGCGATGGCAATCCGCTTTCCGATAGAAACACCACGCATGGCCCATTTCGATGGCGAGGACTTGCGCGGTTCCCATCGAACCGTCGTCGCTTTCGTGCCGCACCGTGTCGCCGATCCGGAGTTGATCCGTCATGGCGTGTCTCCCGTTGAAATGAAGGGGCGGGGCACGAGGCCCCGCCGGAGGGTCAGGCGGCCCGCTTGAAAGCGGGTGATTGCCACCATGCGATCTGCTCCCGCATCTGAGCGACTGTCAGGTGCGCGGGCCAGCGGCGGTATCCCAACACTTCGCCATCAGTCATTTCCGTAACTGTTGTTTCCATCTGGCCGGTGAGGTGGTTTTTCGTCATGTCCGTGTCCCTTGTTGATGAAGACACCTTACAGTGTCCGCATATCGTCGTCAACGACAAAATGCAGACAGATGCGATTTATTTTCCGGCCCTGGGCGAGGCGTTCGTACAAACCTCGAGGTCGCCCGCAAACGTCCGTTTGAACGCGCGGCCAGCGAACCTTTTTCCGCGTTAATGGCCAGATCTGACCAAAAATCCGGGCGCTCAGACCTGATTTCACCCAAAAAACCCGATTAATACCGCCAACTTACCCAACGGCCTCGCTGAGGTATCGCGGCGTGTAAGCCGCTGATTTCGCGGTATCTGGTATTGACACACGATGGAGATGGTGTGGTAGCCGGATATCACATCAGAAAACTGGCGGGAAACCGTGCGAAAACCTCGTGCCGCCGCTGCAATAAAGGACGAATTAAAAGCCAAACTGGCGGTTTCATATCTGCCAGTGGCCGAACTCGTTCCCGCCGAACGCAACGCACGCACCCATTCCCCCGAGCAAATCCAGCAGATTGCCCGCTCGATCGGTGCCTTCGGTTGGACCAACCCGATCCTGGTCGACGAGGGCCGCGCCATCATCGCCGGCCACGGCAGGCTGGAGGCGGCTCGGGCGGCGGGACTGGCCGAGATACCTACGATCACGCTGGCGGGCCTCAGCGCCGCCCAGAAGCGCGCTTTGGCCATCGCCGACAATAAGCTGGCGCTCAACGCCGGATGGGATGACGAATTGTTGCGGCTGGAGTTGGGCGAGCTCGGGCTGGAGGGCTTCGACCTCGGTCTGATCGGATTCAGCGATCTTGAGCTCAAGGACATCCTTGATGGCCCGGTCGAGCCGCTACCGCCGGATGGTTTCGACAGTTACGACGAGGACATCGAGACCGAACACCAGTGCCCGAAGTGCGGCTACGTGTTCAGCGGCGGCAAGCAAGTGGCGAAGGATGCGCCATGACATTGCGACTTCGGATCGAGACAGGCGGAAGTTTCACCAATGCAAGCCAGCGCATCAATCTTGATACCTGTCCCGCGCCAGCCGTTCTCAATGGTGGTTTCAGTTCAGGCGGGGGAAGACACTGGATCGAAGACGATCGCCCTGACACTTGGCAACCCGATATGACCAAGCCGCCCTACCGCGTGCCCTCGATGGCCGAGATCCGCGACATTCCTTGGAACGGCCTCAAGGTCGCCTCGACATTCGCGGGCGGCGGCGGATCGTCCACCGGCTACCGCATGGCGGGCTGCAAGGTCGTCTACGCCAATGAACTGACCGCCGAGGCCCGCGATAGCTACGCCGCGAACATGGGGCCAGGGACCGTCCTGGACGGCCGCGACATTCGCGCCGTGCAGGCTGAGGATATCCTGAAGGTCACGGGTCTGGCCGTTGGCGAATTGGACATATTTGACGGCTCGCCGCCTTGCGTGTCGTTCTCGACAGCCGGCAAGCGGGAAGCCGGATGGGGCCGCGTCACGACCTCGCACGATGCCACGCAACGCCAGGACGATCTGTTTCACGAGTTCGCGCGGCTGCTGAAGGGATTGCAACCCCGGGCCTTTGTCGCGGAAAACGTTTCCGGCCTGATCAAGGGCACCGCCAAGGGCTATTTCCTCGAAATCCTCCGCGCGCTGCGGGTCTGCGGTTATCGGGTTGAGGCGAAACTGCTCGATGCGCAATGGCTCGGCGTGCCGCAGTCCCGGCAACGGCTGATCTTTGTTGGGACGCGACTGGATCTGGACGCCAGACCGGCCTTTCCGGCGCCTCTGAGCTATCGCTACAGCGTTCGCGACGCGCTGCCGTGGATTGTTCGGCAGGCTGATAATGGACCATTCGGCGAAGGTGCGATGAGACAAGCCAATAGTGCGAGCCCGACGATTGGCGCCTCGCCTCAGACTGGCAATGGACGGTTCCCCGCATCATTGGTCGAGGCCGAGACCGATATCTCCCGTTATGCGATCGGCGCCGAATGGGACAAGCTGAAGCCCGGCGAGCAGTCCAGGAAATATCGCAGTCTTGTTAAACCGTCTCTCGGTGCTCCATGCCCGACCGTGACCTGCCCGCCTGGGGATAATTGGTCCCCGACAGCGCCGATGTCGTCGGCATCGGTCGTGCATCCCACCGAGCGCCGCAAGTTCACGATCGCCGAACTGAAACGCATCTGCGCGTTCCCCGACGATTACGTGCTGACAGGTTCCTACGCAGACCAGTGGGCGCGTTGCGGCAACGCCGTGCCCCCGGTCATGATGTTTCATATCGCGAGTGCGCTGATTCCAGTGCTGACCGAAACAGAGCGAGGATTGTCCCATGCCGCTTGAGGGCTTCGATGACGCCGACGTGCCGCCGCGCGACATGGGCCGCCGCTCCGGCCCCGGCTCAAGCCCGACGATCGACCAGGGTATCGTAGAACGCAGTGCCGCAATTGGCTGTACAAGGGACGAGATCGCCGCCGTGCTCGGGATCGGCCGCTCGACGTTCTACAGACACCTGGACAGCGAGGAGGGGCTCCGGGATGCGCTCGAACATGGTTTCGCCAAGGGCCGCGCCACGTTACGGCGGGCGCAATGGAAAGGCGCCGTAGAGGACGGCAATCCGACGATGCTGGTCTGGCTCGGTAAGCAACTGCTCGGCCAGCGTGACACGCAATCCACGCAGACCTTGGATAAGGACGGCAACCCCATCGATCCGATCGTGCCCGTCCTCAACGTGACGATGGCGCGTGAGTAGCCTGGACCAACGCAAGGCCGAGATAGACATCCGACTGCACAAAAAGCAGAGCGTGGCGCTGGAATCATTCGCCACCGAGATTTTATACGGCGGTGCCGTCGGCGGCGGAAAGAGTTTTCTCATGCGCGTGGCCGCCGTGATGTGGTGCGGCCGGATACCAGGGCTTCAGGTCTACCTGTTCCGCCGCCTGCGTGACGATCTGGTCAAGAATCACATCGAGGGGCCGAAGGGTCTGCGCATGATGCTGGCGCCATGGGTCGGCGCCGGGCTCGTGACGATGGTCGGTGATGAGATACGTTTCTGGAACGGATCGAAGATATACTTATGTCACTGTAAAGACGAAAAGGACAGGTTCAAGTATCTGGGCGCGGAAATCCATCTGCTGCTGATCGACGAACTGACAACGTTCTCTGACGTGATCTACCGCTTCCTGCGCTCGCGTCTTCGGATGGTCGGCGTGAAGATCCCCGACGATCTGAAGGGGCGGTTTCCGCGCATCATCTGCGGATCGAACCCCGGCAACGTCGGTCATCAGTGGGTCAAGGCGGCGTTCATCGATCCGCGCGCGCCGCTTGAGTGCGAGATTATGCCGGAGGTCGAGGGCGGGATGCTACGGCAATACATCCCGGCGCGGCTGGAAGATAACCCGTCGATGGCGGAGGACGACCCCGGCTACGCGAACAAGGTCTCCGGCATGGGCAATCCGGAGCTTGTGCGCGCGATGCGCGACGGCGACTGGAACGTGGTCGCCGGGGCGTTCTTTCCCGAGTTTTCCGCTGATCGCCACATCATCATGCCTCGATCCCTCCCCGACCACTGGGCGCGGTTCCGCTCGTTCGACTGGGGCAGCGCGCGGCCGTTCGCGGTGCATTGG